CCGACGGATAACTGTGGGTGATGATCCTCCCACCTGCACGCAACACCGTAAGTGATCGGTGCCTCGTGTGTTTCTCCGTCGAGCATCTCTACTCGTAACGTCATACCAATCATGTCGGGGTCCTTTGTTTGTGTTGGTTAGATCAGGCGACTGCGCGAACCCAAGTGCCACCAGTGCCCGTAACGGTCATGGTGTCGAGGGAGCCGACGGTGCTTGAGATCGGCATAAACGACGAAATCATCATGTTAGAAATCGTATAAATCGGATTCCCGGGTGCGGCCACGCCAGAGTCAGGCGCAACAATGACGGTGGTGTCGCCGTCGCCGACAACATCTGACAAATACTTTTCAACTGAGGTCGCGCCGTACTCCAGCAGGATGGTTGCCGAAACGCTGACCGTTTGAAGGCCAGCGACAAACTTGTGTCCAGTGGCTCCCATGACGGTTGCCTCAAGCGAGTCAAAGCCTGCTTCGAGGGTAATGGATGAGCAGTTAAGTGAAATGTTGTTTGCGCCAATGGTGATTTGTCCACTGCCTTGGTAAACGATTGCCATGATTTTTTTCCTTTGTTAGTTAGCGTGTCGCTGTGAGTTTGATAGTGAGGTCGTAACAGGGGAGGTCTTGCGACCCGATCGTTGCGATGGATGGTTGTCCATTGATGACTGCAATGTTTGAGCCGAGGATGGTGTCCACGACGCCAAGGATGTAGTCGGTTGAGTCTTGGTTGCCGGGTGGCGATCCAAGGATTCGAATAGTGATTGTGACGTCGGAAACTTTGGATGTTGGGTTTGCACCGTACGATTCAAACGACGGCAACTCAATGAACACTGTGAGCGGTCGTGCGTTACGTGGATCGGTGACAGGTTTGAGTCCGAGGGCCGTGAGCGATGCTGAGACCGCGTTGATTGCGTCTGTGAAAATGCCAGCCATGTTAAGCGCACTGCGATCTCTTAACGCCAAGCAACTGGTTGACTCGACCCAAAGTCATTAACGGTGGTCCGCTCATGTCTTGGAAGGATGCGTAACTGTCCCCAGTTGTGCCCCTTTCACGATAAAGCCCTGAAGCATACAAAGTCGTACCGAGCAGGACGGAGCCATCAGGGACAGTGGTGAGACTGTCGTGGTAACCAGCCTGCACGCGACGCCTGAAACACCAAGCGTTGGCGGCTGCGACACAAGTCGTAAGGTAAGCGGTGTCATTGGCCGTTGCGCTGGAAATTCCCAAGAATTCCTGAGTATTTCCAACGGTTGTCCAACTGCACGTCTGGGTCCAAGTTACTGTTCCAGTTGCTGAAGCGCGCGAATAGTTATCGAAGTTTGATTTGACAAGTAGTTGATTCGTGATGGTGACTTCATAATCAAATATAAAATCACCTTCAACACTGACACCAACAAACCCAAAAGTAGGGACAGCCTGAACGATGTAAGTCGCATCAAAATTGTTTCCTACTCCTGAAACGATGATCGTTTGACCAATCGTAATGTCGGTTGCCTCGAGAGTCTGGATCACGGCGTAGTCGTCTACACGCTGTGCATGCGTGACGGTGAATACGGCCATGATCCAGTTCCTCTCTTAGTTTTCGTCTATCAGACGAAAGCGGCCTTAATGGCAAGTTCTGGGGAAACAACTTTACTTGCCCAGTAACCACGAACCGCAATCTGCCTGCTCAATTGTGAAGGTTGTTCCACGGAAATGAGGCCCTTATTCAATTCAAACGATTCAAGCGCACGAGGATCAAGAATCGTCATGCCAGCCGAAGTCAAGTTGCGGTCAACGACAACGCGCAAACCGAAAGCAAACGCACCCTGTGTCGAAGCAACATTGAGTGAACCGTATGCGTTCATTGGTCCAACCTGTGGAAATAACGGTCTGTCCGCTGTATCCGAAAGAGAGCCCATCAATTTCCATACGTTTGGAGACACAGCCAGCACGGAAGGCAAGTTGCCATTCGAGCCAGTCAAGATGTCTGCAGCCGCGGTGTACATCCACTCAACCCAGTAAGCCGGGTCAGCGAGTGAAGCGTTTGCAAAGTTGTTGCTGTTGGTGACGCCAGTCTGCAATTCCGAACAAGCAAGCAAGTCGGTGCGGTCCATGTAGACGCGCATCATGTCGTCAAGCAACGGTCCGAGTGCTTCAGGCTGTGACCAGTCAATCGCGGCTTCGCTAATTTCAACATAGCCACCCTGAATGGTCTTGGTGATCTGCACGTCATTGATTTCAAATTGTGACGCGGTGATCGTGGTGTTCTGTGTGGCAGTGCTTACTGAGTTATGGACGGAGACCACAGGTCTGATAAAAACGGAGCCTCCCTGCGGCATGGGTCGCAACGTGGTTGCATCTACCAACGGGCGTGAACCGACAAACGTGTTCACCACATTTTGAATGATGGGGGTCGGAATCACACCGGGCAAATCAGGCGTGGTCACGTTTGGAGCGGCGGCGCGAATGTTTTCGTTAAGTTGTGCAAAATCACTGCCGCCACGAACGAATGCTGAAATGTATTCGCTTACGGACGGCAATTTGAATTCGCGCTTGGCGGTTGCATAGATCGGTTGAGTCGCGATTGCGGCTTCAACAGTTGTGGGTTCTGACATTTCATCCTCCTCGGATGGTGTTGTTGGGGTTGTTTCTGTTGGGATTTCTTCGTCGGGTTCGTCGGCCTGAGCCACGAGATCGCGTATTTCTGCGCCCGAAAACGCTGGAACGGCGACCAGTGACAATTCAACGAGATTAGCGCGGGTGACAACGGTGGCTTTCAGTTCTTTGTCGTAATGCGACTCCTGAACTTCTGCGCCAACACTGACGGCGTCGTATGCACCCGATCGGATTAGTTCTACTGCGTCGGCTGATGCGCGAGTGCGTGCGAAAGTTGCAGTAAAGCCCAAGCCCTCTTCAAAATCGGCGAGAGCGTTCACAGTGCCACGCAACTGACCGAGATCATGTCCTTCAATGAGTTTGGCGGCTTTCTGATTGACATCGAAAGCACCGCGAGCAAACGCCACTTTCTGCCCTCCCTGAACTACTGCGGTAGTGGGAGCCCAAGGAACTGCAATTCCAGATATTGACGCAGGCGCGTCATCTTCTGACTTTGCAAAATCCAGTGTCGGGATTTCTGCGGTAAAGCGAATCATGCCATTTCCTCTGATCTGCGTTCTTCTGCTGACGGTTCGTAAGCAACGCTTGCTAAATCGTTTTCTGCTAAATAGTCGTCAATGTCAAATTCGACATAACGGCCACGGGGCAGGATGTTGTTCATTGACAATGTCTGTTCAATGCAGTCCAAATAGCCTTTGGTTGAAAACAGGTAAAGGTCCTGACGTGCAGAACTCGCATTTTGATATGTGTAGCCCTGTACACCAATACCAAGCAAATAAGCAGGGACACCAGTGGCTCGAGACAGTTCTAATGCTTGGAACTGGCGGCCTTCAATTAATTGCAGGGAATTTGGGTCGCTACTAAATTCCTTAAATGTGACCACGCTGTTAAGGGCCCCAATAGCCCCTACCTGACGAGCATTACGCCACGCGGCGGCAAGTTCCGAAAGGTCCTCGGCTGACATTGGTTCGGATGCGTCGGTTTGCTGAAGCCAGCCGGCAGCAATCTCATTGACTGCAAAACGATCGGCGGACTGCTGAAGTTTGATCGCTGTAGCAATTGCGCGGTTGCCCGTATAAAGCAAACCTTGCGACGGTGCCAAGAACTGGATCACGTCATCAGTGTTTAACTGGATGCCGTTAAACATAATGTCGTTAGACGGTCCGAAACGCTGGGCGGTCTGCTGGTCGCCAAGGCTGACCATGGCGGCTGGTAGCCATTCAAACGAAAGCGGACGGCCCGTTGCGGACGACCGTGAGGTGACATACCAAAAGCCTTGACCCCACAAAATAAGGTCGGTTACCAGTTGCGAGAAAATGAAGTTTCGAGTCACGCGGGGATCGGGCTGATCCATCCACGATTCGTTTTCCAAATACAACTCTTCGTACTCAGATCCAGTCCATTGCGTCGTGTAATGCTTGAGTTCTAAGCATCCGACCATTGACGCAATCATCTGAACCGAACGCGCAATCGTGGGCACAGATAGGGCGAGTCTTTGCAATTCCCCGACAGAATATGTGTAGAACTCGCCCACCTGCGCGGCCGCACCTGCGGCGGCTTGTACGGGAGCAGACGCAAACGCGGGGGTCGCATTCACTTTTTTACTACCGAAAAGAGCCATCACTTGCGAGTCTCTCACACTTTTTGGTCCGTGTTAAGTACCCTCAGCCAAAAGCAAAAGCGGCTTTATTAGACCGCACTGGTTTGGACGCAAGCATGATTCCCCACACTGCGCACCGGGCGAGTTCTATGGGTCCGGGACTCTTCTGCGAACTGAGAACTATAGACCCGCCCGTTTTGACGGCGACCGATCGGGCGAAATGTTCGGCCAGTGCAATGTCGCCAGTGTGGTGGACGCGATCCTCAATAATCATTGAGCGACAGGCCGCAGTCCATTTGAGCAGTTCGGCATATCCGACAATTTGCATTCGACGTCGCAAATCTGGGGGACAGTGAATTTCTAGCGATGGGGTGACCGCAAGTTTGACGGTTTGGTCGTGCATGATCCGCACAACTTCCTCCCACATTTGCGCGGCTGATTCCACG